GGGGCAAACTCATGCTCTCTGAATCCAACACCCTTGAACATGACAGCCATATGTGGATTGATAGCAAGACCTTCATTCTTACCGACACCTGCTGCGACACCACCTGCTGTAGCACCACCCGCAAGCAACGCACCAAGACCACCACCGACCGAACCTGCCGCCGCTGTTGTTGCCGCAGCCGCACCAGCAGATAACAATTCTTCACGACCACTACCTGTGCCAGCAATAGCGCCCTTTATCTTTGAGCTAATTAGATTGCCGATATCGCCGCCAGCGCCAGCAAAATCAACCTGCCCAGCAGCTGCGCCCCCAAATACACCAAGCTCAGCATTCTCATAGTCTGCGCCATATGATACATTCAGGTTTGATGGTATAGGGAGAATAATGTTTCTTGTCACTCGCTTAATTGGCGCGACTTCTCTATTCTTACGATTCGTCTCGATAACACTGAAGATCATATAGTGATCATTATCAAGTGTTGACGGGAATTGTAATTGGTCTTGTATCTTTGGATTATCAAATAGGTTTGCTAAAGGACTCTTTACAAGATTGCCTCTTTTCTTTTTCTCAAGCAACTCATTAAAGTTTGCGTTTACCGAGATCCCATTCTTACCAATAGAAACACCAAAAGCGCCTTGTCCAGCAGCGCCCGCTATGCTCTCCAACTTTCCTGTAGCAGAAGCAACTACGGACTTGCCTGCTGATGTCAATTGTTTAAGACTTATTTTTGGCATTTAACTTACCTTTATAAATATGCGTGTTGTATTACAATATACTCTATTTATAAGGAAAGGTGTGAGCAAATTCTACAGCGGTAAATATCAATGTAAGTTTCCTGAGAAATATAAGGGAGACTCTTCCAGCATCACATACAGGTCGAGCTGGGAGTTAAATTGTATGTCATACTTTGACAAGAACCCTGACATAATATGGTGGGCATCTGAGCCGTTCCCCATTGGCTATCGTTCACCTATTGACGGAAAGAAACACCGTTACTTTGTAGACTTCTTAATTAAAACAAGTAACAAAGAAGTGATAATGATTGAAGTGAAGCCATACGGACAGACGCACGCCCCCAAAGCACAGAAGAGATTGACAAAAAAGTATTTAAATGAAGTTAAAACATGGGGTGTGAATCAAGCTAAATGGGAAGCTGCTGTAGAGTATTGTAAGGACAGAAATTGGAAGTTTCAGATACTTACCGAGAAAGAATTGTTCAAGAAGTCTCCTAAATAGTATCAACAAGAGGATAAGATCATCGCTTCAGTATTCGACGACATGTTACTTAAAGGTGTGCGACAGGGACAGATCCCAGCTCGTACCCAAGCTGCCAGAGATTGGTACAGAGACAAGGCACGCAAGCAAAGAAGTGCTTCTGCGTATCCATCAAACATACTCTCTGATATGGATAAATCGAAACGTGTTCTGATTGGACGTATGTATCATTTTAGATACGATCCAAAGGGAGCAAAGACACTGCCATACTACGATAAGTTTCCGCTTATTTTTATGGTTGGTCCAGCAGCTGGTGGGTTCTATGGAATTAATTTACATTATCTTCCACCTCAGCTTCGTGCTAAATTGATGGATTCATTATATAGTATAACAAATAATACTAAGTATGATGCGTCAACGAAGCTGAAAATCTCTTACGATGTACTAAATAGTGCTTCTAAGTATAAGTATTTTAAACCGACTTTTAAACATTATCTTTCGAGTCAGGTGAAGTCGGAGTTCATAGAGATAAATTCCACTGAGTGGGACACAGCTTTATTCTTACCGACCGAAAGATTCGAGAAAGCAAGAAAGTCAAAAGTGTTTGCGGACAGCAGAAGGATGTTAAAGTAATGCCATTTAGTGTAAATGACATAGTTTCAAGTATCAACATTGGTGGTATAGCAAAGGGATCACACTTTGATATTTTTATACATGGTGCTGGCGATGGCGAGACTGAGCGAGACATGCAGTATCGCGCAGACGCGACTGAACTTCCAGGACGTGGAATATCGACTGTGGAGCATTCGTTCAACAACTATGGTCCAATCAATAAAGTTGCTTATGGTCAAACGTATGGTGACATCTCAGTATCTTTCTTATTGAGTGAGGATATCCGTGAGAAAGAATACTTTGAGATTTGGCAAGACCAGATGGTCAACACTGGTGCGTTTAATCCAAGCGGCAACGCTCGCACACGAGCGGTCAATAATTCATTCAATGTCAGATACTTCGACGACTACGCAAGAACTATAGTGATCAGACAATATGGTTCTACTGGTGAATTGCGGTCTATCCATACATTGAACGAAGCATATCCAATTGTAATAAATCCTATTGCTATGGCATGGGGCGAAGAAGCGCCATTGAGAATGAATGTTACGTTTGCGTACAAGAACTACACATGTGTGTTCAATAAGCAAAACCAATCATCCAAAGGTATTGGCGGCAGCTTTAAGATTGATAGAGACGGTATTTCTGGGAGCATAAGTATTCCAGGATTCGGTAACATATCAGGTGCATTTGAAAAAGGAAGGTCTGCCATTAGTGCTAAAATCGGCAGTGCGAAGAACAAAATTGCAGTGATAAGAAGTTTATTTTAAATTATTTTTTTATTAGGAGAATATAATGAGTTTACCTCAGCTAACAGCTCCAGAATTTGTTACGAAAGTACCATCTACTGGGAAAGAAATTAAATATAGACCATTTTTGGTGAGAGAAGAAAAGATTCTTCTTATGGCACTTGAAGGTGGTGATGAGAAAGAGATAGGGAATGCGATCACTAATATCCTATCATCGTGTATCATCAGTAAGATCGATATAGATAGCCTTGCGACATTTGATGTAGAATATCTATTTCTGAAGCTCAGATCAAAGTCTGTGGGTGAAGTTATTGAATTGAAACTTGCCCATAGCGACAAAGAATCTGTATGTAAGCACCGCACAGACGTAGTAATAAACATTGATGAAATTAATGTGGGCGGTGACATTAGTGACGGAAAGATTGACTTGAACGGTGAGCTTGGAATCAAGTTGCGATATGCTGGCATGAACGATGTCAATTCGCTTGATACAAATTCTACATCTCAGCTTTTTGAATTGGTTGTTAGTTGTGTTGAATACATCTATGATGCTTCTGAAGTCTACGATGATTTCACCAGAGACGAGATGTCTAAGTGGCTAGAACAATTAGACACAGCACAGTTTAAAATGATTACAGATTTTTTCCAAGCAGCACCAAAGCTGTCTCACACTATTGAATGGACATGTCCTGAATGTGGCGAGAAAGATAGCTTGGTTCTGGAGGGTATGCAAAGTTTTTTTATGTAAGCATGGTGCATGACTCATTAGCAAATATGTACCAGTTGAACTTTGCAATGATGCAGCATCATAAGTATAGCTTGAGTGAACTCGACAATATGATACCATTTGAACGAGATATCTATGTTACTTTATTGAAACATCATCTCGATGAATTAGAAGAACAACAAAAGAATCAAAAATAGGGGTTATAATGTCGGAAGAAAAGGTATTCCATCCAGCCGATACAAACGGCGATGGTAAGGTTACTGCTGAAGAAGAAGCAATGTACCTTGAGTTTAAACGCAAAGAGCTTGAAGATCAAGATGCTATGCGTGATGCTCAACGCAACATGACATGGTTCGCATTGGGCGGATTATTGTTATACCCATTCGCTGTTGTACTCGCCTCACTAGCAGGCTTAGACGAAGCACAGAAGACTCTGGGTAGTATGGCACCAACATACTTTGTTGCTGTTGCTGGTATCGTTGCGGCGTTCTTTACATCACAAGCAATGAAAAAGAAATAGGAATAGAAAATGGCACTCCCACCAATTGTAACTGAAGCGATGCAAACGTCTATTGATGCGAATAGACGTGCTGCTGAACAATCTCAAGCATTCTCTGATCAGGTTAGAAACTTCAGTTCTGGTATTGGTGAGTTGAGTGCCGCTAGTATGGCGCTTAATCAGTTTGCCAAAAGAGATAAGAAATTTAAAAATCCATTTAAGTCTATTAAAGAGTCATTTGATAAGACTAGTTTTGGACAAGCAAGGATACAGAAACGTGAAGAGGAACAACTAGCCTCTAAGATCGGTATCACCCGCGAAGAACTTCTTCTATTAAAGTCACAGAAAGAACTCACAGACTCGCAAGAACAAGTTGCTGAATCATTCAGAGCCAATGCTGCAGAGTATGGGATCAATCTTGAAGGGATCAGCACAAGTTTCAATGATGTAGGGCAAATGCTCTTACAGAATGATGGGGAAGAAGCCGCAAGTCTTGAAGAAACTCTTGGTGCTAATAATATATCTCTATTAAATGAAATGCGTTTGGCTAGAGAAGCCATTGCCGCAGGTTCTAGTGAGGAAGAACTAGCTGAGATGTTAGCCGCATTTAGGGCTAACCAAGCTGAGTTGGCTGCGCAGAATGAGGAGGTCAATGCAAACGGCGATTTGTTGATCGGCACGCTACAAGAAAACTTTAACGACCTGATACAATCTAATGAAGAACAACAAGCAAGTTCTGAAGAAGCCACAACATTCCTACAGCGTATGGCTAGAGGATTGTCAGGCAACAATCTAGCAGGTATTGAGAATGCGAGAGAGCAAGGCAGACGCGACGAAGTAACAGCAGGGATATTTGAAGATATCCGTGATAACTTGTCATCAATGGAAAAGGCTTTGATTGAGGGATTTGGTGATCTTCTTGATGTAGCCGCAGAAAAGGCTAGTAAAGGCATTGGTCTTGGTCTTGGTTTACTCTTAGCGCCTATTGCTTTGGCTGCGGGTATGCTCAGCGGTTTAACGCATTCACTAAAGCAATTAGCAAGAACAGCTAAACTATTCACTCGAATTGCCATTGTCAAGCCTCTCCAAGCGTTAGGAAGAACGTTCGTTAAAATTGGTAATGCTATAGCCCCTAAAAAGATGGAAGCAGCGGCTAAGGCAATTTCAAACTTCACCACAAACACTGCGGCATTCTTCAAGAGATTATCAACGCCATTAAAGAATGCGTCCAAAGCATTCAAAGCTGGGTTGAATGGATTAAAGGTATTCAGAACAGCAACAGGACAGTTCGGTAAACTTGGGTTCTTTGGTACGATTGGTAAAGGCATCAATAAGGTCAAGACGTTTTTGACACCTGTTGTAGAATTCTTCAAGAGCATTGGATCAAAGGTCAAAACTGCGTTTAGTGGTGTTGGTAGGATAGGCAAATTCTTGGGCGGCATTGGTGAAGCAATGAA